CTTTGTTGCGTGACAAGCAATCTGCCCACTCAGCATCTTCCATTCCTTCAGGCTTGCCAGCATTGATGAGGTTAACGCTGTCCATTGCAGCACTGTAGTGCTTGGCAATTTGTTCTGCGGTGATTTCGATTTCCATTTTTAAGCTCCATTAAGTTGGGATTTGAGGCTGTCAATTTCGGCCTTAAGTTCTTTGATGGCGTTGACCAAGTACCAAGTCAGATTATCTGGGTTAACAGACATGACCCCTGTAGATTCGGTCTTGATGCATTCTGGCAACACTTCATTGAGTTCCTGCGCAATCACACCAAGTTGAACGCCAGACTTCTCAATGGCATCAGTTGGCTTGAGTTCTGCATCAACTTCTTCTGGTAAGCGATATTCAAAGTTCCGCACTTGAATGGCGGTGATTTTGTCGAGGCCGGTGTTGTTGTCAACAATGTTTTTCTTTAGGCGGCGGTCAGATGTGGTTGACCAAGTGGATGAGTTGTTGCCTTGATAAACCCCGCCAGTGTTTGGCTGGATAAATCCAGTGTTTGCTCCTTTGCCAGTGTAGGCTGTGCCAGTACAAATAACCATTTCGGTATTAACAGTTGCAGACGAGGGCAGTGTGCCGTAGCCGATGTACACATTGTACGAACCCGTTGTTGCTCCATTACCAGACTGATACCCTAAGAAAGTGCTTCCAATTCCAGTGGTGCTGTACCCCGCTTGATACCCCAAAGCCACATTGTTTGAATTTGTGGTGTTGAGGTAAAGGGCTTGATAACCAATAGCAGTGTTGTTGCCGCCTGTGGTGTTGCTTATTAACGCTCTTGCACCAAACGCTGTGTTGTATGAGCCAGTTGTATTCCCGCTGAGGGTTTGTTCGCCAAATGAAGCACCCCCCGTGCCTGTGGTGTTTGAATACAGCGAGGAATACCCCACAGAAGTGTTGTTTGAGGCTGTAGTGTTTAATCGCAACGAATCAACACCCACCGCAGTGTTGTATAAACCCGTTGTATTTGTATATAAAGCTGTAGCGCCGACAGCCGTAATATTTGTTGCTGTTGTAGTTCCGTATCCCGCCGCATAACCAATAAATGTGTTTTGAGTCCCAGAGGTATTTCCATAGCCAGCCCTCCAACCAAATGCGGAGTTGTAGTTTCCAGTGTTGGCTGTTAATGAAGAAACGCCAAAAGCCGAATTACCATCGCCTGTCACATTGGAATACAAAGAACCCTGACCAAACGCTGTGACACTGCCCGTTGTATTGCTATACCCCGCCTGATAACCCACAGCAGTGTTGTTGCTGGCGGTGGTGTTGGCTCCCAAAGCATTGTCACCAACAGCCGTATTTGCGTCACCCGTTGTGTTTGCATCAAGTGCGGCATTGCCTATTGCTGTATTGTTTGTTCCTCCAGCCTGATTCGCCGCCAAAGCACTTGCACCCAACGCCGTGTTGGTGGCTACAGCACCTGCGCCTTTGCCAACTGTCAAACCTTGGATTACTGCACCAGCAGTCAGTGTAGATACACCCGTAACACCCAATGTTGAGCTTAAAGTAGCAGCACCTGTAACACCCAATGTTGAGCTTAAAGTAGCAGCACCTGTAACACCCAATGTTGTAGAAAAAGTATTTGCAGCAGAAAAAGTATTTGCCTCATCTAGTTTGGGCAAATCGTTTAGACTTGCAGCAACTAGACGTAACTCTACTTTATCTCCAGCAGTAAATGCACTAGCCACAGTATTGTCTTGAGCACGGGTAATAGTAAATGTGTCAGTAGACCTAGCTGTTACTTTAATAATTTCAATAGTACCGCTTGAGTTAGCAAGAGTACAGTAGAAATAATCGCTTACTGTTAGTGTTGGAAACAAAGCACCGTCACCACCACCTACTGTAAGACTAGTTGCAACACTAGTAATAGTAGACGCTAAAGTACTTGTTGCGTTGTTAGTAAACTTCATTACCATAAAGATTCCTCTTTAGTTATAGCCATCGTTTATAGGCAGAGTGTTGAGCGCTGATCCATTTAGAGCAGTTGTAGTTTGCAGCACAAAAAGAAACACATCTGCTTGCTCAGCCCTAGTAAATGGGGGAGCTTGTATGTCAGCTACACCATGTACAAAGTCTTGGGGTTGTCTAGGTTCCCAATCACCAGAACAGACCATAAGTCCATCCCAACGCATCTGTAGTTCGTTGTCTTTGAATTCACGACCACAAACATCACAAATGACGTTCCAGTTGCCGTTACTCCACCTAGATTTGTAAGACATTACTACTGTACTTCAGTTGTACTATACACAGGTAAATCACCCAATGCAACCAGGGTGTTACCTGCACTAGTTGTTATAGTAGCCACAATGCGGTAAGTTACTCCTGCTGTACCGCTTTGTACTTGCTGGTAAATTTTACTTCCTATAATACTTGCGCCACCAGACAACAAACTAGATGGGGAAGCATCTACACCATCTATAACAAGAACAGTACAAGTAGCTGTAGACAGTGTTTCTCCTGTAGCCAATACTTGACTAAAGTCAAATGATAGGGGTTTGATCTCAGCAGTAAATTTGTAAGAAAAACTTTCAGCCATATATGTCATCCTGTTTTGAAGCAACTACATTAGTCTTTTTTGGTCTAACTAGTATGCTAACAAATCCAACAGCTTTGACTAGAACTTTCCTTGTGGGTACAAAGACTGTATCTACGACATTTGGTAGGACTTGGTAGATATAGCTTACCACACTAGTATAGACGGTTGTTACTAATAACACAAATCTTTGAGTAGATGTAGAAATAGTTGCTTGTACAGAACTAGCAACAATCACTATTTTTGATACCTCTCTTACTATGGTTGCAACAGAGGTCACTGTACTAGCCGAAATAGTTCTGTAAAAAGACTGGGCTTTGCTTATTGTGCTGGTTGTGCTAGATGTTGCAGTAAGGGTTCTAAAGAAAGCAAGTGAGTTAAGCAATGTTGCAATACTGCTTGTAGAAACTGCTATTGTTTTAATAGTAGTTATTACCAATGATACTGTGTTTATAGACAGTATTGACAAGACTTTTGCATAAGTAATATTAGCAACTAAACTAACAACTACAGTTACTGTTACAGCAATAGACTTGCTAGTAGATTTAACAAAACTACTAACAGACGCACTAGAATTAGAGAGGGTTTTTGCTATGCTGCGTACTAAACTATTGGCTGTAGTAACAGAAGCACTAAGAAGTTTAAGAAAAGATTTGTCTAAAGTGGTTGTAGAGCTAGAAGAAAAAGAAAGACTTTTAACTATAACTTTTACTATAGACGCAACACTAGTAGACACGTAAGCTATAAACTTACCTGTCAAAAGTGTTTTAATTACTGTGCTAGTGCTTGCAACAGATTTAATAATAGCAACACTTTTTACCAGAGTAAAAGTGCTGCTGCTAGAAGCTGTTACTGCCTGAGTGTACTGGTTATTACCAGCACCATTCAGTACTGCTGCATTAACTGCATAGGCATTAAGAGACATATACCATTGTCTCCTACCTTAAATTAACTAAACGTAGTTTTAAAAGTAAACTGGATTGAGTCGCTAGATACTACGTTGATTACTGTAAAGTCACCTTTAACAAACAAGTTGCCAGAACTTGCAGTGATTACATCAAACAAACCAGCATTAGTAACAGCAAGAGTGCCAGCAGCAGTTATGGTAGCAACCACTTGGTACGTGTCATTAGTTACAGTTGTAGTCTGTTGTGTGCTTGTACCAGCAGCACGGGGACTAGCTTCTGTAAATAAAGTTGTATCAGTTATTGCTGCTGTACCAGCACCTGTACCCCAAGCAGCATTAAGGGGTTCAGTACCTGATCCTTTAATACGATTAGTTACGATTGCTTTACCAGCATTTGTTAGGACTGTAGCCATTTTTTAATACTCCAAAAAATACGTTTGAAGGGGTTCTTGTGCCAATAACTAATAACACCTAAGTGCTCTATAGTGCCATCAGCACGAATAACAACAGCACTAATCTGGGCTTCTTTAGCATTAGCTGGGACAATCATTTTAGACATAGTTACGCCTTATCAGATTTATTATCTAGTTTATCAAAGATCTTACCAATCATATCTTTAAGTTCTCGAATATCATCTTTGTAGTCGTTCTTAGCAACATACTCTTTAGGAAGGTCTTCTCTTAACTTAGATAGATCAATTTTTAAATCTTTAACAGCAGCCCACAGTTCTCTTGCAAACCAACCAGTAACAGTAGCGGCAAGAATAAGACCTGTGTTAAGTAACGTTTGAATATCCACTTAGACACCCATGATTACTTCAACAGTAGCCCCTGTTCCAGAAATAGAAGCAACAACAGCACGTACATATCTCCAAGTAGCTATTGAAGTAAAACCTTGTGTATCACTGGTAGTACCAGTCATACTAAAAGCATTTATAGTAACCCAATTACTTTTAGTACCATTAAAGGTGTCTTCTTGGTTTGAACCTTGGATAGTTACTGTAGCTGATACAGCACCAGTACCAGTAATAATAACTTGAAAAGTACTCCAAGGACTTTCTTTATACAAAGGTGTAGAGTTGCCGTTACTTGTTGTAGATAACGCACTACTAAAAGCAAAGTAGCGAGGTTGTTCGCCACTTTTAATTCTTACATCACTCATGCCAAACTCCTATTTTGCAAAGGTTGTACCTGTTAAAGGTACTAAGAGAAGAACAGTCTTCTCCTAGTAAACTACATTACAGATTAGGCATCAGTACCAATAGCAGGAAGTACAAAACCTGAGTTCATGGTTCCATCTCCAATATAGAGGTTGTTAAACATTCCATATTGGACAGCATTAGCAGTGACCACAATAGCAGCAGCAACGTCAAGAGCACGGATTGTGTTGTTCATAACAATACCAGAGCCAGTAGTAGCAGTAGTACTAATGAGACAAGCACCAGTTGCAGTATCAGTATTAACGCAATAAACTTTATTGCCTGAGACTAAAGCAGCAGTCATTACCAATGCAGCATGACTCAAGAATTGAGACACGTTATTTTGGGCAACAGTTTGAACAACATAGTTATCAGTCAGTGTCAAACCAGTCATTGTGTTTAGCACAACAATAGGAGCAACAGACTTAGTTGTAGCATCAGATTTAATGAAGCAATTAGATACTTGCAAGAAGTCTGAATTGGTAGACACAGTAGTTTTAACTGCTGACAAGAAGCCAAGGATGGCACTTGTATCAGTAAACGAACAGTTGTCAATGGTGAAATACGCAGCAGCAGCAACTGTAAAGCACGAAGTAATGCTCAAGAAGTTACCAATAAAGCGACAATTAGAAATTGATACGTTATCAGCAGACACAGCAATGGTAGTTGTTGCAGCCGTACCAAGAGTAAACGTAGGACGTTTAGTACCAGCACCTAGACCAACAATTGCTACACCAGCAATATCAAAGGCCAAAGCTGTAGCACTAGAAATGGTTTCAGCGTGACCTGGTTTAATAAAGATGATGTCTCCACGATTAGCAGTACAACTAGTAACAGCAAACTCTAGAGTACTAAATGGAGCATTGAAAGTGCCTGGGTTACCATCAGAACCACCAATTTGTCCTGGCAAAGTTGGGGTAGCATTAGATACCCAATACACTTGACCAGGATGAGACTGAGTGATTGGAACACCTCGGATAGTTACGTTGTTAAAACCACCAGGGAAGTTGGATGCGGGAGATTGTGGGAGAGCCATTTTAAAATCCTATGTTGACATAAGTGTTACACAAACAACACTACCTACTAGGTAGCGTCATCATCAGGGTTTGCACAAACATTGTGCTGATTACATTCTACGTTACATTTTCTTTTTGTACATAGTTTTTTTAGCAGTCATAGTCTTTTTAGCACCCATCATTTTGGCATCCATCATTTTTTTAGCTGGAGCCATCTTAGACACAGACATTTTGGGTTCAGGTTTTTGACCCATTTCTTTACGCTTTTCGTATGCCATGATAAATTTCCTTTTGATAAAAAGAACCCCCTCTTTTTAGGGAGGGGGTATGTTACTAATAACAATTACGGACCGTTACTACCCCAGACAGCACGGGAGTCAGACCAGCCAAAGCTATAACGCTCGTAGCCTTTAGCTTTGACGTTCATAGTGTCAAAGTCATTGTCTTGGTCAAACGTGATGCCGTGACGCTCATAGTACTTCATACCACTACCACCAGGGATAGTATTACGAATAAACCAAGCATGTGGGCTTGAGAAGTAGTGGTTTACTTTAAAGCCACCAGGCAAGTAGTTGCTACTAGCAATAACGTTAATGTCATTGTTAGCATTACCTGTTTGGTACTTAGAGTGAAGAATGCGTTGAGCATTAAACACTTCTTGACGAGCAATGTGCAAGCAGTAAGGTTGAATAGCGATTGCCAAACCACGATCATTTTGCAGACCCATGATTGCAATCACTGCATCTTCCAAAGCAGCTTCAGACAAATCTACATCAACTGTAGGTTTGTTAGCCCAAGTTCCACCAGTGGTGTTGGGATGGTCTGTAGCACAAAGTGGTTTGCCATCACCACCAGCATAGGTAGCACTAAATGCACGGTTGTAAACGTTAGCAGCTACGTTTTCTTTCGTTTGACGGAAAGACATAGCGAGTGCTGCTGCACGTTTTTTGGACACTACTTCATACAAGTTGTCGTCCATCTCTTCTTTGGTAACAATATAACCCATTGCATATGCAACGTGCGTATAACGAGTTACGTAGCCTTGCACTTCAGAATCATACTGAACACCAGAGCCTTGTGACTTAACTGGTACAAGACCAAATCCAGTCAGTTGGACATCTTCTTCGTAGTTTTGAGTAGAAGTGTCTTTGTCAAACAAGTCTACATACTCTTCAGGGTGCTCGTCATAAGTCTGTCCCCACCAAGCCTTGATACCAGGCCATAGTGCTTTCGGGTGGGAACTGGTTGTGATAATGCCAGCCATAATCTATTCTCCTAATTAAATGCCAGCAGTGCCAGTTCCGGCAGCGTAAGCGTGATTGTTAATCTTAACCAACAGCTTTGCGTAAGCAGTGGCAGGGGTGTTGTCAACTCGTTGGGTAAAACCCATAAGCTTCAAGTTAGCACTGTTGGTATTTGTAATAGTAGCAGCAGTTACAGTACCTGAATCGCTATAGTCAGTAGCACCAGCAGCAATGACAAAGTTGGTGTTTAAACCAATGTCGGCAGTTGATGTAGGAACTGTTTGACCATCTTGAATTTCAAAGATCAAGTTTGGATCATCAGCAACCATAGCATACTGAACAACAGTAGCACTAGCTTGAATGCTGCGGATAGTCAAATCAATGCTAGTGGCAACCAAGCTAACTCCAGGAGGAGCAACAAGGAAACCAACTACAACACCAATAATTGCAGAACCAGCAACACCAATAGCAATACCAGAAAGACCGTTGGTATCAGCATTACCACTCAAGGTAACAGGATCACCGATGTACAAGTCGGCACTATTGACGGGCACAGAGTACAACCGAGCTTGACCTGAGTAGGGTGCTCCGTTGAGATAACTGACAGGTTTTAGGCCGCCAGGACGATTTGCGTTTGCCATAAAAAACTCCAAATAAGTTAAGTGAGTTTGATGCCATCCCTAGGAGTATAGAACGCTGGATTTTTTCCAGTAATCTTACCACCACGAATTGATTCATCAATAAGATTGTTTTTACTTTGAAGCTCAGCTTGATCTTCCTCGTACCATTCTTGCCGAATCTTCATTAAGTACCCGTATTGTTCCGTGCCTTCAGCACGAGGATTTACAAGATACCTAATTCTTTCTCCGAGGTCGCCATTACGACTAACCACATTTTCACTCACACCTCCTACTTCAGTAGGGGTAACAAACTCATAGCCACTATCTACGGCCTCTTGAATTCGACTCCCCGCATCTGTAAAGACATGGAGATGATACCCTGGAATCTGATTTCGGACGCTTAGTTTAACTTCTGTGCCATTAAAGACATTTCTTCGTTTTCGAGTTGCAACCGCAGTTGTATCTGTGCTTGTGTCAGTATCGCCCTCTTGAGGGATAAGTCTACTTGCAGCTTTTTCTAACATACGTTCACGTTTTTCAAACTCATTTAGTGCGCGGGGCATATTAATTTCCTTTAAGTTTATAGAGATCAAGTCCAATCAAAGTCTGCAACATACTGTTCTCGGGTCATAAGTTTTTGCTTAACAAACCGATCACATGCTGACTTTGCTTCAGACGGGAGGTTGTCATAAGATTGGGCATTGCCACCGCTGCGGCTTTGTCTACCTGATCCAGATTCAACCCGACTACTTGGAGATTGTTTTTTACCAAACTTATTTGGAAACTCTTCTGCTAACACTTCATCAAGCTTATCTAGAAATGCTTGACCTTTAAGCAAAGGTAACTCTAATCGAAGGCTTTCACCAACACCGTTAACCACAGCTGTCAGCCGCTTGTCTTGACCAAACCATGTATTGCGATCTAACCAAGCTTGTAAGTTTGGGTCAATAGCCTCTGGTGTTGGCTCTGGTTCTTTAGCACTGACAACATCTCTAACAGATTGTTTAGCTTCTTTAAAGTTTTCTTTAGCTTGGTCCAACGCATCATCTAGTGCATTGACTTTCTGTCCGTCACCGTCGCTAATAGCTTGGGCACGGCTTTCTTTAATCTCTCGAATTTGACCCTCATACTCTTGAGCTTTACGTTCGTAAGACTCTCTTTGGAACTTTTTAAATTCCTCTGCTGCTTCACGAAATTCTTTAAGCTGGTCTTTTGTAGCTTGTAAGTCTTTAATGAGATTCTCATTATTCTTACGCAGAATAGGAAGAATCTCTCGACCACGTTTTACAAAAGTATCAGCATCAACCCAATCAGACTCATTGCCTCGAAACCGTTCTTTAGGAACCCATCCTTGTGATTCGGCTTCATGCTGGACTTCAGGGGATACTTCGTTACTAGTAACACTTTCTTCACTCATATCTTACTCCTACTTTTTAAAAGATGTCAACACAACTAATAGCCAAAGTTTAAGTTCTAGCTAAATACGGATCAACAAGGTCTACATCTGCATCTAAAGTGCCAGTTATATCCTTGTCATTAACCATTCGGTATTGCTTTCCATCTTTTCCAAGATAAAGCAAACCAGCATATTTAGCAAAAATTACTTTGTCCCCGACCTTACACCAAGGTGCAGGTTCGTCAGCATAGCAATCGTCACCCATCGAAATGACAATGCCAGTAGTGTTTCCCATCTGTTCTCGATTTTTAGAAACCTCTGTAGTTAGAATAATTCCACCCTCAGACATCTCTCTTACTTCTTGAGGCTTAATAAGCACTCTCCACCCAACAGGGTTGATTCCTGATTGATTACTCATTGATCTCTCTCTTTTAGATAGTATTGAACAAATCTTCATATTCAAGATTCAGAATAATTGCAATTGCTCGACACCGACCCTTTACTTCTACCTCATCATCAAATGCATTGTTGATAAGACCCTCTTTCATAGCTTCCCTATCATTCTGCAACATCTTCATCAGATGTTTAGTAACAGGATGAAAAGTCCACTCTTCAAAGTTTTCACGACTTACTGGTTCCATTCTCTCTCCTTAAAAAACCTTTACTGCATCATTGTTTGTGGCACATCCATTGGCAACTGTGCTTGTTCCATATTTTGTTGTGGTTGTTGTTGTTCTGAAATCATTCGATCATAAACGTCATTCATTGTTCTGATAGAAGTAAGAACGCCTTCTCTACGCTCACGCTGCAAACCAATCTGCATATTAATTTCTTGGATACGCATCCGTTCACCTTCAGTAGCAATACCAATCTTAATAGACTCTGCTTCTGCTGTTAATTTTTGAATTTGTGCTTGATTAAGTTCTGCCTCACTCATTAATTTAAGCAAAGCCATCTTCATGTTTAACTGGTCCGAAGCTTGTTTGGCTTGAATCTTAAGTTGTTCAATTTGCAACTTAGGATTAGGTGGGACTTGTACAGCATTAGGACCACTAGGGTCAGGAAGAATTTTATCAATATTAGTAATCTTCATTGCCTTTAAGAAGGTGTACTCAGCTTCATAGCGGTTGTACAAACCAGGAGTAGCTTGCACTCTAGCAGCAATAGCAGCAGCTTGATTAAAACGCTGGGTATCAGAAGTAATACTTGGATCAGCAGTAGGCATCACATCTGTAACTGGACCCTCATAGTCTGAAACCAAAACAAGTCCTGTGTTCTTTGCATTTGAAACATAGGGCGTGTTCTCAGTAATAAATATTTGATTAAGGCGATATAACTTACGAAACTCTTGCTTAAGACTGCGGTGAGTGCGTTTAAAGATACCGTTAAATATCTTCATGCCTTGTTCAGCCATTGTGCGAGAAGTTTCAGCAGGAGTGTTCTGACCAGGATTCTGACCAGAAAGAATGTCTACAGAACCACTAATACGTTGACCATAGTTAATCAACAGGTCTAACAAAGTATACAAAACTTGAGAGGGTTCACGTACTGGCAAAGGAACAATACCTTTACGCAAATCATCTCCAGTTGTATCTACGTGCTTCCACTCCATAGGATTGAAAGAATAGTTACCACCACGAAGTTTAATACCACGACTAAGGAAGCCACCAGCAGTGTTAGCCATAGTACCAGCATCAACTAGCTGATTAATGATAGTGTTGATAGATTCGTTTAAAGGACCAAGAAGAACTCCAAACCCAAGGTCATAGAAGCCGCCATCAGGAGAAGGAATAAAAGGATATTTGGTAAAGTATTGCTCTGCTTTAATACTAAGAACTTTTTCGTCTTTGTTGCGAACAACATCTTGTTCCGTATATCTAGCAACAATACGAGCAACTTGTTTGTTGTCTCTACGTACATAAACAATGTACGGCTCAGCATAACCATCATCGTCAAAGTCAATAGTGCAGTGTTGTTCCAAAATCTCAATGGGAGTACTGGGATCATTTGATTCTGGTGGGGTCATGCCTTGAGCTTTGTCTTGGGCTTGTTGTAACCCACTGCCCATAACAGCAGAAGAATACTGCTGCTGTCGCCCTTCAGATATTTCACACCACAGTCCAAGAGCTACACGTTCATAAATTTCATTCTTAGTCATCTGAAGAATGTGGGTAACACGACTGGCTGTTTCTAGACTCTTAGTCCAGTAGTTAACAACCAGGTCTTTGGCTAGTACATTTTCAGATATGTTGTGTTTGCGAATAGGATCATAGTAGGTCTTCTTAAAGGCACAACCAATAATAGGTTGAGTAATAAGAACCTTGTCCATTTCAGATTCCCAGTCTTCATCTTCTTCTAGAAGCTGGTAACTCATATGTTGTTCAACACGAGTAGAACGTGCAGCACGAATACCGTCCTTGTCTTCTCCAACAACACGGCACTTAACAGGCATATCGCTATCAACTAAGACAGGATAACTACGAGCATGATATTGAAGTGCAGCAATAGTAATAAGAGGAAACTTAACGTTACTGGCATTAGCCCAAGGAAAGTTTTTAGTTTCTGCAACTTGTAAAGCAAGTTTGAGAGAAGTCTCTGTACGTTTTTCCCAACTGCTACGAGACATAAGATCGTTGTCAAAATCTTTAGAAATTTGACCACCAATTGTTGCTAGGTCTTCTTTGCAAAGCAGGTCAGCTATATTGGCCTCATACATGAGATCATTAATATTAAATTTGTCTTTAAGCTTCATTTGTTAATACCCACAAATAGCGGAGCGACCTACATCTGCTCCATTGTTATCTCGAATATAAGCCTCGTACTCTTCTTCTTCAAGTTCTTTTTCAGTTGGAGCTTCCCACATCCTATCAAGCATTAGTCCCAAGTATGCCCAAGCATCTACCTGGTCGTCATGTTTATCTCTAGGAAATCTAAGAAGCTCATCTTCAAAGTTTTGATACCAGTCAGCGTCTTTATCAAACTTGCAAGCCCCACTTCTCATACGAGCTTGAATGCTTCTAGCACGAGTAAGTTTGTCACCACTAGGCTTGAGTAAAATAGTGTTGATGAACTCACCACGCTTAAGCATTTCTTCATTGAGATAGGGACCAATTGCTTTCTGAATAGTACCTTGTTCGAGTCCAAAGAGTACGGGCTTATAAATTTTTTGAATCATTAAGATTGTATCTACAATTTCCAAGGCATCCATACGTTCTTTAATGACATGTTTGCAGTATAGCCGCCCATCTTCATCCATGCCACCTACAACAAAAGCTGAGTAGTCTGCTCGTTGTGATTGAGATACAGCTAAATCACAAGTTGCATAGTACACCAAAGCCCTTTTCTGGTCTTCTGGTTTCATAGGGTTAAAGTCAGACTTCTTAAAAAAGGTAGAAGTTATATCCAAAGGAATGTTAAGCATCTCTTGGGAGTAGACATCTGCCAATCCCTGTCTAACGTAATCATCTTTTTGAAGCCTAAACTCTTGAGCAGACTTCATCTCAGGCCACAGTAGCTTTTTAAAATCATCAGTGTGAGCACGATACTTTATAGAGTTCCAAGGTAACACATTGAGAGAATACTCCCGCAAGTCTTCTTGTACTAAGTGTTTGACTCCCCTATGGGAAGACAAAAGAGAACTAGGCATTAAGTTCTCTAACAAACTGTCTAGATGAAGGATTGTCCCAACAATCCTAATCTTTCCAGAAGAAGATACACAAGGAATCAAAGCACCATAAAACCAACGTTTAAACTTTTGACGACGATCTTTATTCATTACGATCTCGTCATTTTCCATATCGTCCCCAATAATTAAGTCGGGACGAAGGTTAGCCCACTTTAAACCACGGAGTTTTTGTTCTGAACCTTTGGCTTGGATACGGAAGGTATGTCCATCTTGCATCTCAACAATGAGGTCATCTTCAGTATCTTTGGGGAAGGGTCCATCTTTAAGACCAAACAAAGAATGTAAGTCATCATTGTCTAGCAACTCCTTTTTTATATCACCTAAGAACTGAACAGCTTGGGTAACTGTGTCACTAACAATCAAGACGTATCTAGCTTCTCTAAATAAAACTGAGGCTAGAGTATAGGCATGAGTTACAGCCGTAGACTTGGCGTGATACCGAGGAGCAGCTATAGCTACTTGTTTGCTGTTACTAGTAACAAGTTCCCAGATTTCTTTATGGAAGTCTGGAGTAGCAGCGGGTTTGTCAAAGTTTTTGCGGAGGACTGAGTTAACAAATCCTTCCATAACTTCGGCATTAAGTTTAGACATTTATGACTTTAACTTCAACGTCTACAGCTTTTTCGTTCTTAACTTTATTGCTGGCAAACTTAGCAAACTCTTCGCTGAGCTTGAGCAATCTATCGTCAATAGTTTTTTCAACTTCTTCCCTAACTGGGTTTTCATACAGCTTTTGCTGCTTAGTCAGTAGTTCAGTACTAATCTTTAAAGCAACATGAGCTTTAACTGGAATGCGAATAATGTCCCCAGTCTTTTGATCAAACTGAGCATCTCCCAAATCTAGACGATCTTCAGTAGCTTTGAGTGCTTTACCTATGATCCTTTTTAGATTAGCGTCCATCTGTTGGACATCTTCAGATTGAAGTTGGAGAGAGTACTCCTTAAACCAATCTGTAGTTTTCCACAGTCTTAAGGTAGCTATTGGGATACCAGTAACAATGGCTGTCTCAGCCATATTGCCTAGCATTAGATAGGTACTAACAGCTTGGAGTCTTTGGTTCTGACTCCAAACAGATTTTTTATATCTGCGATCATGAGAAACTTTTCTTCGCATTAGACTTAACAACCTTTTTTAGTCTTTGTTTTAGCAGCCATTATCTGTATCCTGCTGTTTTCTTTGCAATTGTTTTAGGTTGGGCTACAAACTGTTTGCCTTGGGCTTTACCTGCTCTTTTGGCTTTAGTTGTTGCAGCATACTCAGCAGGACTCAACGCTTTAATAGCAGCTTCTGGCAGATAACGCTCACCTGTTTTAGATGAGGGCTTACCTGACTTGGTACGCCACTTCTGATTGCCCCAATCTTTTAAAGATTGTTGAGGATTCTTCATTTCTTTGGCTTTTTAGGTGGCGTATGGGTTAACACTTTACTTGCAGGAGTATGTTTAGCACCTGTCATCAGGGTTGTTCCCGCTTTATGCCTTGGACCCTTGTAGATTTTGCCATCTGGTAGGTAGTGGGTTGCGGTTTTACTCATGATTTGTATCCTCCTCCTGCTGCTTTGTACTTTTTAGCCACTAGTTGTGCTTTACGAGCTGACCATTGACCAGCATTTGTACCTTGGGTTGCTGCTGCTTTTACTTGGGACACAATCTTTTTACGAAGAGTTGGTTTAGTGTAGTTACCAGCAGCATTTACTGTGGATTTAGATGCAGTTTTAGTAGCCATGTCAGCACTTCCAGACTCTTAAAGACTTGTTGATACGACTGTTGGGGTCTTTAGCAGTCTTAGCAGAAGTTAACTTCTTTTTCATACCTTCCATCCTTGCACAGAAAGAATCTTTACGAGATCCACCTTCAGGTTGAGGAGCTTTTAAACCTGGTTTACCAGGATTAGCTGCGTTATAAGACGCTCTACCTTTAGCATTGAGTCCACCACTGGGGTTCTTACCCTCTTTACGTTGCCAAGCAGCACTTTTCTTACCAGTAGCCATGTATTACTCCTTATTAGGTTGTTGGGTAGGAATTACCAGCGGCAGCGCAAACACTCCACAGAGGCGGCAACTGCTTGAACCATCCAACACGGCTGGAGACTGCCTTGCAAGGATGGTTCTAGTTACGGCGAACCACAATCCCCATGCGTATTGATACTGTGCATCGAACTATAACAGCTTTCTTAGTAGGTGTGTCTGTCACATAGGTGACAGTAGAAGAAGTATATTTTGTGTTTGAGTACCTTTGGTGGACTTGACAGGGTTTTTAAGATTTCCT